CATCACGGTATATTTCATACGCTGCTAGTGCAATTTCTTTTTCTTGCTTTGTTTTGTTAGCTAAATTTTGCATTGCTATTGGTAATATTTCTCTACCAGCTGTTGCTGCTACATCTAAAAAACCACCTAAACCAGGTCTATTAGTTTTACCACTCATCAAAGATAAACCTAATTGCATTAACATCATTGTGTTCATCATTTTACTATCATCACCCATTAAAGACATAAGCTCTGCTTTTGTATCTTCAATACTTTTAATTTCTATGTCAGGATCTTCAGCTGACATTGCGCCTACTAAATCAAATCCTTTATTTAAAATTTTATCTGCTTGTGTTTCATTACTGTATCCCATGGATGCAGATTCTTCTGCTACACCATCTGCTAAATTACTTTCACCTTTGTTTGTATTTAAATCATCAGCATTATCATTGTTAGTAACTGCTGAATTAGAGCTAGAATCTAATATTGATTTTTCTTCTTGTAATTCTTTTTCTTTGTTTGCAATTTCTTCATCTGACATAGCTACAAACTCTTCCATTCCGGCCATAGTAACTGAAGGGTCTCCTTCCGGTCCCCATGTTGTAGCTTCTTCATAAGATAATGCTGGAGTAGGTAATCCTTGTTCTTCAAAAGTTTCACTTACACTTTCAACTTCTACCTCTTTTGCTACTGGATCATCTTTTAACCAATCAGGGAACATACTATAAATAGTTCCTGTCGCAATAATATTTTTTATTGCTTTCTTTTTAGTTGCAGGATCCATAGTTCTCCAACGTTCTTTAAGCGTTCCAAAATTAGTAAAAGGTGCATTGTAGATATTACCTATGTTAAATTTAGTAGTTCCAGGCGTTGTTTTTGTATTACCAAACAAATCAGTTTCAGTAATTTCTTCTGTCCTTTCAAAAATAGGAGGTCTGTTTTTATTACGCATGTTTTCCATTGTAGAATCCATGTTATAAAAACTATCATCTAAATCTTGACCATAAATATTTTGTTGGTTGTTTACATCTTTAGGAATTACTTCTTGAGTGTTAAGTGTTTTAGTTTCACCAAACTCATCAACATAAGTTATAGGAGGATTTTCTTTGTACTTAAACATTTCAAACTGTGGATCTTTTTGAAATGCATTTTTAAAACCATATTTAAATATGTTCCCAAAGCCACCAAATCTAAATGCTTGTCGCATTTGATTATCTGGTCCTCTCTTAAATAGAGGTCTGTTTAAAGTATTCCCCGCCATGGTTCTCCTTTAGTCTTTAAATGACTCGTAAGCTGCTAAACCTGTAATGCCTGCTCCCACTGCTTGTGCAAGAGGATTAGCCTGAGGTGTTGTAGCCATAGCCAAAGACGATGCACTTGTAGGTGCACCTTGAAAGATGTCTGAAACAAAGCCCATACGCTGATAAGGTTCATACATCTGTTGTATTTGTTGTCTATAGTCTGCATCATATATCTGTTGAGCTAATTGTTGTTGTGCTCCACCAGTTTGCATAAGTGTTGAAATATCACCCATGTTAAATTGTTGCATTTGCTGACCTAATGCTGCCTGTTGTTGTGCACCTTGGCCGTATACTTGATTTGCTGTTTGTTGTGCTTGTCCATATCCTTGTGCCAAAGATGAACCAACTGCTTGCGCTTGTTGATTTGCTAACTCTGCTGATTGAATTCCTTGTCTCGAACCACCAAATGCACCAGCTTGGGAAGCCTGCATATTTGCATCGTTTTGTGCTTTAGCAAATTGATCTTGTATTCCTTGAGTAACATAAGATTGATAAGGATTTAAGAAGTCTTTGTAAGCATTAGGATCAACTGCTTTGTTTGCAAGATATGCTGCGTTTTGCATAAAAGGTTGATAACTACCAACACCTTGTGATGCTAATTTAAAAGCATCTTCTTGCTGTCCTGTAAACCCAGCTACTTGTTGTGTAGGCAACGTTGGATTGTAAGATCCTGCTTGTCCTGTTTTTGCTAAATTAACTGCCTGGTCCATAAGCCCAAGCTTACGAGCCATAACCTCTGGCATCTCCGATTGATACCGTATCGCAGTATCTCCTGTTGGAGTTCCTCCACCTGTACTCATTAAATTACTCTCCTATATTTAGCTTCTTTTTTCATACCTAAACGTTTAGCCATTGAATCAAATTTATCGACATTCATACCATTAGTAGAAGGCTCAAAATAAACTTCTCTTGCTTTGTTTGTTTTAGCCCATTCCATAAATTTTTTCATCATAAAAACTGCACCCATTTTTCCTCTTTCCGATGGTATCACATACAATTCTGATTCCCTCGCAAAAAAATCTTTCATAAAAGAAAACTGAATTATTTCACCTGTCATAAAACCAATTTTCTCTTCGCCTTTTAGTAAGATAATCCCAAACATATATAAAGGATTATCAATAACATAATAAAAATAACGTATTACCTTATCTTTATCATACTCCCCGTCACTCCATTCCGACTCTTCAAACATATCTTTTGTAGATTTTAAAATCCATTCAAGATCGTCTTCTTTAAAAAATCTCCACTCCACTAAGCATATCCGACTGTTGTCATCTCCGCTGGTGTTTGCGAATTCGGGTCTAACTGGTTCATCATGTTGTACATCCTTTGTGCTCCAAGCATACGATCTCCTCCTCCTAGATTTTCTACTGCTTTTGCGGTGACTACAAATTCGCCATCGCTTAACATTGCAGGAATATCATCTGACGTTCCTGTTCCTGGTCCATTAGATGCGCCTCCTAGACGCATGTCTAAATCACTTATTCCACCACCAGCTTTACTATCACGTAATGCTTTAGCTGTAGGTGCACCAGGTGAACCTGGCGATCTCATTTTTTCTCCACTACCTTCTTTAATTCGTTTTCTTTTTGCATGTATGTTAGCCCACAAACCATCTTTAGCATGAATTCTACCACCACGTGCTGCCATTGGAACATCATAGTCAGAGTTGTTTATCATTTCGAGAAACTCTTCAAACGTTCCTCTAAATTCACCGGAGTTAATCATGTCATCATACATGTCATACCAACCTTCCATTGGGTGTGGTGCAGAAGCTATTTGTGTTTCTTCTACCATTACCTCACCACCGTCATTAAAATTGTCAAATGGATTAGTATACCAGTTAGCATATAATTCTTTATTTCTTCTTCGTTGTTCTTCTTCTAAACGTGCCATTTCTTCTTCTCGTTTTCTTTTAAGAAACGCTGGGTCATCGGCCATGTAAGCTGCAGTAGCTCCACCTATTGTTCCAGCTATAGCCGGATTGGCACCTTGTAATATTGTTTGCATAAATCCTGGTTTCATGCCAGCAATTGCTGCTTTACCCATTTTACTACCTAAAAATCCAGAACCAAGCCCACCTGTTATGCCACCAAAAATAGCTCCACGTTTCCAATCTTTTCCTTGAATCTTATTAACGAGTGCACCTAATATTGCACCACCAACCATGCCACCTAAAAAGTAGCCAGGTCTATCTTTGTATGCGCCTATGCCTTGATTTTGTTTATCCATAAGCTTCCATAAACCTTCTTCTTTTTTCATCTAATGTTGGTTCTTTATAAGGTTCATAATTTTCTTCATCTATTTCATCACCTTCTATTTTTCTGCCAAAGTAATCAAAAATACCACCGTCTGCGCCGGGGTCTTGAAGTAAATTAAAAGGTAATCCAAATGCTCCTGACATTTGATCAGGAAATTGTCTTTTTTCAACTGGTCTAAGAATGTCACCGGCATCCATTCCACCCGTATTATATGTTGTACCACCAAAAGGTGCATCATACACTATTCCAGTTCCTAATTCATAATAAGGATCATTAGAGTATCCTACATCACCAAGAAATGTTCCTGCCATAGGATCAACTTCATAAGTTTCTCCAAAATCAGGATAACTTGGAGCAGGCATCATTTGCTGGAAATCACGTAAAGTTCCTTCAAGTCTTCTTTCTGTTGGTATATCCCTAATATTATATCCAGGATCTCTAAATTCTGAATCATCAGGATATCTATTCATTGAATACCCTTCAACATTTCCTTCATCATCTAATATTTCATCAAAATAATTAGCGTTAGGTCCTGCCATAGTATAAGATAAATCTTGTAAATAAGGGTTTCCTCTGCCCATTTGATTAGCAACATTAGTCAAATCAACATTACCATCTACTGGATACATGCCAATAGGTGTAGCTGTTCCATAATTACCTGAATAAGTTGGATCTCCATATAAATCTCCAGCTCTTACTGGCATTCCTACATCTGGCATAGGTAAATCTTGTCCTTGAACCATTCCTGGCCCATCTATTGCATAAGCAATTTGAGGTAAATCTTCGTATGGATTATCTTCATCAGGTAAATACATCTCATTGACAAGTCTTTTATTTAAACGAGCATCGTTTAAAGCATTTAAAGCATCGGTATACTGACCTAGTTCTCGAGTATCAACAGGCGTATCGGAATCTCTTTGATCAAAATCCATTATTCTATCAATCATCATTTGCGATCTTCTATTTGGATCTTCACTATAACCCACAAAAGCTGGACCATATAACCTATTTAAAACTTCACGGTTATAACCTTCGGAATCTATATTTGGATTGTTTGCTGCTCTTGCAGCCATAATTCCTGCACCATAATTTTTTCTATCGTTAATAGATCTTTGTCTATTACGTAACCCTTGCATTACTCTTCTAAGAGTTCCCATAGCTCCCGAAGTTCTAATACGATTATTATCTCCTGAAGGTTTAAATCTAGTTCTCTGTCTTTGTGCTTCGTCAACCATTATACTTTTCCTACGGCTCCCTCTAAAATTTTATGGATTGCGACACTAACTTTTACATCCTGTCGAATGTGGTGTGATTGCGTGTCTGTTGCAGGATCGGCTACGTCAGCGTCAGCTTCTTCTGCTGACCCATATTCCTTACCTGTTAATGTGTTGGTAATAGTTATTTCTGCAGGGACCACAACTTTAGGAACTTGTTCCCCGTTAATCTCTACATATTCTATTACGCTATCATCTTTTATAGGCATATTTACTCCTTATATCAAGTATTATTACTAATTTCAAGCACCGAAAGAACCACATGTAGCCTATCTGCATGCCCTGGTGTTACTGTAATTATCTCTCCCTGCTTTGCTACAAGGGGTTCAGTCAATAATTCTACTGGAGTATTGGCTGCTACAGCCACATTATAAGCTATATTAAACACATTTGTACCTATATCTGTAATTGTAGCTGTAATGGTACTACCAGAACCAGAATCATCACTGACTCTAATAGATTTAATAACAGCTTGTACCTTATCCGGCACTGTATATAATACTACAGGATTAGTGTTTGTAGCTAAATCTTTTTTATAATTAGTATATACGTTAGCCATTAAACCATGCAAAAGCTTCGTCGTCATTACGCAACGTTTCCGGCGTGTAAGTACTATTAAGCAGTAAAATTAATTGTTCTAGGTTACTAACTAGTTTATCTATTTGAACCTTATCATATTCTTGTGTTCCTTGAGGCGTTCTTGGTAATACTATTTGTGCCATTATCTCATTCCGTCTTGTTGTACATCAGCTCTATAAGTTCCGTATCTCCAGTTGTCTCCCACTCCTGTAGTTTTTATACTAATTTGTGCTTGTCGTCCACGTGCACGTGTGTCAACTTTTGTTGTTGTAGGCGTAACTGTACTTGCTATTGTTGTAGAACTTGATGTAGGATATAATTTAAAAATTAAATCTACATTTACATTTCCTGAAATATTTTTAAAGTCAGGAATAAATCTTTTTATAGCCATTAATCTTTCACCTGCTTCTGGTATAACAAAAGCACCAGAATTTAATTCTGATTCTAAGGCTGCACCATTTGCATCAGTTCCATTTTCTTGCGCATACATTAATGCACGTCCATTAGTAACTCCAGATATTTCTGTAGCTGGTGATAACGGCGTTATAGGTGTTGTAGAACTAGTAGAATTATAATCCAAAGCATAAGGAAAATCATATACACCTTTATCAACCCATGATGATCTAGCTAAATCTCCAATAGACCATGTTTGTTCTTGGTAATTGTAAGTTACATATCTATCTATTTGTTGTGAACCACTAGAAGGGTAAAACCATGTTACTTCATTAAATTCACTATTTAAACAAGCAAATGTATCTTTTTGTGATGCTTGGTCTATATTTTCAAATACATAGTCTTCTACGCTACATGGTATTTTTTTAACAGAACCATCAAAAACGAAAAAAGAATCTTTACCCATCCAAAATGAATTACCATTTGATTCAACAGCTGAATGTAATCCAATAGCTCCACATGCAGAACCTAACTGAGAAAAACCAAATGTAAATGGTGCACCTACTAACTGCATTTGATATAAAGCTGTATCTGTCCATACTAACACCGCACCACGTGATCTTTTAGCAGTAATTAATTTACTACCATCAGTTAATCGTTGTGATCCAGAAGTGTTAGTAGATGTTGGTGTCCAAGAAGTATGATCTTCTTGATCTGACCAACGAATAAACATTTCATCTTGTGTTGTTGTTCCAATAAGTTGTGTTCCAAAACATATAACATGTCTATCAGTACCAGATACTAAAACAAATCTATTTTGTGTAGGTGCATTAGCAACAATAGTTGCAGCTACAGGAGTACCATAACTAGCTGAAGTATCCCAATAATATAAAGAACCATTAAACTGGCATGCTAATAAATCTTCCCCCCAAGTGTCCAAGGACCATTTACCTGAGTCTAACTGTACTGAGTTAGGAGCTGCAAGACCAGCTCTAGTTGTACCCCATGTAGATAATCCCCATGTACCAGCACCCCAACCGTAACCGGCGATAGATGTAGCAGGGTTAGTATTAATTTCATAAGCAGCATTAGCTGTTGTGGAAGAAGCACCACTACTTGTTGCATTAGCTGTTGCTGTAATTTTGTATTGTGAAGTAGATACAACTTCTATTATTTCGTATTGTTTATTTTGTAAAGTAGCTGCAGGTATACCGTTAACAGCACCACTTACACTTGTAATAGTTACAAAATCACCTTCTATAGCACCGTGCGATGCGTCTGTTACAGTTACTGTCGGTGAATTAATTACAGTAATCCATCCAGTAATATTACCAGTACCAGAATCTCGTGTTGGTGTAATGTCATACCACGCATTATTTTGATAGACATATAATTTTTTATTAGTGCCAGTAGCTAAATATTGTTCTCCTCTAGTATCAAACCAATCGACAATACCACGTGCTGCTCCAATTAAAGCATCAGTAGTGACCGTTATAAATCCTCCTATTTTTTCTGGAAGGCCATATCTAAAACGAACATTTTTACCAAAAAACCATCTACCTTCAGCACCATACTCGGTGTCTTGTTGATCTATTCCTGGAGCTATTGGTACTTTTATAAGAGTCATGTAACTCCTATACAGCTGAATCGTAAAATCTTATCCAACGATCCGTTCCATTTACATTAATACGTATCGCTCCTTGCTTTGTTCCTGCGGTTGCTGTTGAAGAAGATAAACTTTTTGTACTATCTCCAGCAGATGTCCCATCAAAATAAATAAATTCTTGATCTGTATCATCTTGATCCAAGGATAAACAAGCTATTGCACCAGCTGCATCATTTTGATTAATTTCCAGTTTACCACCGGCAGGTGTAGCAATTCCTATACCAACAAGGTCAGCACTACCATCAGTAACTAGTAAAGCTGTGTCAGTATCTCCCTCAAATTTTGCATCTACTGCAGCACCTGTTTCATTAAAAGTAAAATTTCCACCATCTATTTCAACATTTCCTGTAGCTGTTAATGTGGATGCAGTAAGTAATCCCGTAACACCTAGAGTAGATGACAAAGTAGCAGCACCTGTAGCTCTAAAAGTTCCTGCAACGTCTAATTGTGTCGTTGGAGAGGCTGTGTTAATTCCTACACGGTCTGTGCTTGCATCTGTAAATAATAAGTTTGCTTGTGTATCACCGGCAAAGACAGCATCTTTATCAGCTAAACTTGAGTTAAAAGAAAAAGAACCTCCGTTTAAAGTAACATCACCTGTTGCTTGCAATGTGCCATTAGCTTTAACATTTCCAGCATCTGCTAAAACATCAAAAGCTGTAGAACCATCAGTGTAAATTAAATGTTTAGACCCTGCAACAAGATCAACAGCTGTGCCACCCGTAGGACCAAAACTTAATGTGTATCCATTTTTAGTTGTAGCATCATCAATAATATACCAGTTACTATTTGCTTCACATGTTACTGTCACATTTGTAGACATGGACCCTATAAACTTTAAAGCTGCATTAGGTTGCTGTACACCACTTCCTGTTCCACCACTTGCAATTGTAAGTGCTTGTGGAGAACTGCCTCCTATAGATACAGCAATGTATCCTTTCATTGCTTGTTCTAATTTTTGTAAATTTTCATTTGTAACTGTACCCCAGGTTCCAGAATTAGATCCTGTAGTCATCAAGTTTAAATTTAATATGTTTGAATCTACCATTTTATCCTTATCCTGTTGGCACTACAGTCCAGATGTCTGTGTTAGAGTCATCCACACCGTTCCATATTGTTAATTTTGGTACGCCTGTTGCAAAAGTAGATCTTACACCTTCTAATGTAACGTTAGCATTACCCGTTACAACCACTGATCCTTGCGCAAAGGTTGCACGAACACCAGTAACGTCATACTTAGATTCTATTGTAACACTTCCTGTGCTAAATGTCGAGCGTACACCTACTAAAGTAAAGTTAGAATCACCTGTAACAGTAGTATTTCCAACAGCAAAAGTAGCACGAACACCAGTTGGTATAAAGTTAGAATCACCGGTAACAGTAAGTGAACCTACCCCAAAGGTTGCACGTACCCCTGTTAAATTATCAATAACACTGTTTCCAGTTACAGTAACAGTACCTAAACCAAAGGTTGCACGTACCCCTGTAGGTACAACAATTATGCTACCAAATGATGATTGACCTTGAGAAAATGTTTCGGTCGCAAATGCTGCTGCGCCGAAAGTCATTAGAGCTTATCCATCTCAGCCTTGACGGCTGCCCAACTTAGTTCTGAATGAGGATTAGTTGTTGTTGTAATTGCACCACCTGTATCATCTGTACCAGTAACCCATTCTATTTTATTAAAGTTTGTTTCATTATCAATAGAGTTTCTCATAATACATTCAGTATTTGGTTTTAATGTTTGAATTGCTCTCATACATTTAATATTATTATCCATTATGCACCTATCTCCATACAAGTTATTGTCGCTGTTGCATTGTTTTGAGAAATTCTAACTAAAGCATCTGCCGAAACAGAATTAGCAAATCTTGTTTTATATGTAATTTCCGCTGTACTTGACGGAGAATCCAAGTAACAAGTAGATGCTCCACCAACTGCATTTAATGTTGATGCTCCATTTCTACCATAGTCATTTTCAAACATAGCTAAAGCTGTGTAAGAGCCACCTATAGTTCTACCTAATTGTATTTTTCCAGCTTCATCATTAGTTTCTTTTAATAATCCTCCATGACTAACTAAAATTAAAACTTTGCTTGATGTTGCAGAACAAGTAATTGTTCTACTCATACCAGTATCAGCATAACTTGTTGATGATGAATCTGTTTGTGTATTAAATAAAGTATTTACGACTTGTAAAACCTTACCAGGAGAAAAACTTGTAGCGCCAGTTCCACCATTACCTGTAGCAAGCGTACCTGTAACGTTGCTCGCTAAATTTATTGATTGATTTAATCCTAGTCTAGTAAGTGCCATTACGGTTTACTCCATACGCTGTGTGTTAAGTTGCCATCTGTGTCTCTTGCTAATAGTTCATCATATTTAGAACTATCATAATCAGCAGGTATGTCTCTCAGCTTTTGTCTGTATTGAGTTTGTGCTTCTGTCATATTTCCACGCAAAACCCACCAATCAGTTTCCATTAACTTATCTAATCGTAAATCTTTTATTTTTTGTAATTTTTGTGCGTCTGTTTCTGACCAAGAATTATGTGCAGAAATTTCTTCTGCTGTCATTTCTATTTGTTTACCATCTACAATTTTATACATTATTTAAGTCCATACAATCTAAATTCGCCTTCAGCAAAAGTATTACTATGAGAAAGTGAAAGTTTTATATTATTTATTTCGCCAGTAGCTCCTTTAAAAAAAGCCATACCTTGATTACATACAAAATTACTCGTGCTGTCTTTATCCATGTAAACTGAAAATACTTCAAATAATCTTCTTGCACCGCTTCCAGTTGCTAAATTTTTTAAATTAAAACAACGAACAACAAATGACGCATTTCCATAAGCACCTTGTCCAAAATCATAAGCATTACCAGTTACTTCAACAGCTCCTGCATCCCCACTTCTACTAATTACAGTATTAGATGATAAAGCACTTTGACCAACATAAACTGATCTTGAATAATCAGTGCCACCTGAATAATAACTACTTCCATTATCTGCACTAACATACAAAGCTATATTACCACTACCTGCACTAGCAACTTGAATAGCAGATCCAGTGATTACATATTGCTCATAAGTATCTGTAATTAAAGATGATGAATAAGTTACACTAGCTGTTGAACTAGAAATATAAGTATCATCTAATAAAACCCAAGTATTATTATCAGTTAATCCTGTAACTGTAGCTCCAGTAAAATCTGCTGTTGCACCAGATGCTATATCAAGCGTAACGCCTGACGGCACTGTAAACGTGTCACCGTTGTCGCCAATTGTACCAGCGGTACCTGACGCTGGTGACCATTTATCTGCTTTTATTTCACTTGTCATGATTCTATAATCCTAAATGCACCAAAATAATTGGTGTTTGTTCCACTATACATATTCCAATCTCCAGAACTTGTGTTCATTCTTCCATATACTCCAACAGTATTACTAGCCGTTAAACTTCTAACTACCGTTATGTTTGCATCCCACCTTATTAATGAGGCAGAATTAAATTTTAAAAATGTATGACCAGTTGCAGAAGCGTCACCACCTAAAGATAAACCCAATGCAAATTCTGTTCCAGTATTAGAACCACCATCAATGTTAATTCCTGCAATAATAACATATTTACCTGTTGTAGGAACAGTGAATAATCCAGTAGAAGTGTCATAAGCATTGTCAGTATCATATATTTCACTATTAAAAATTCTCAAAGTAGTAGTATTATCTGATAAACCAGATTGCGCAGTTCCACCTGTTGCTAAAAATATTGGAGTCATATTTCCTGGCGTAGCATACGCTGACCCTGCAAGATTAATCGTGTCCCCTGACTCACCAATCGTGATTGACGATCCAGACTGCTTAATAATTTCGTTTACTTTAATTTGTGATACCATTAATCAGCCTCCGCTATTGTATTACCATCTGCTACCCATTGAAGAATTGCTTGATAGTCTGTGTTATTTTCATCTAAAGGTACACAAACATCTTTGCCATTAATTGTTGCTTGAATAGATGTATTTCTACCATCATGTTGAAAATATTTTGCTTGTGTAACTACCATTTATAACTCCGCACTTAATGTTAATCTTGCATTAGTTGTACCATCTGCTTGAAGCATACAACCTTGACCTACTGTAGATGACCCTCCATGAGGAGTAAATATTTTCATATTACGAGGAGTAGCATCAGAAGCACCCATAGTACCATTACATTCATAACCAGTAGTTACACTATAAATTTTCCAATCACCATTAGCAGATACAGCTAAAGTTGGAGTTGCTCTCATAACTGGAGAACTGTAATCTATAAAAGTTGCTCCTTGCGTTGTTGTACTATTATAACCTACTGAAATTTGTTCGTAGTTATCTCCCCCACCATAACTTCTAAAATATCTTTGACATCTTAATAAACTATCTCCATAATCTTCATGTTGAAAAGGTGGTAAAGTAGAAGAAGTAAATTCGCCT